TGCATTAGTCTTTGCATCTTCCCAAGAGATTACTCCTTCCATAGCGTGCTTTAAGTTTCTACCAGAAGTTTTAGTCCAACTTACTTCACCATAAGGGAAGTTAGCTAGTCTAGGTACTCCTTTGACTGTTCCACTTGCTGTGGTATCTTTACCAACTAGGTCTGCGGCGGTTTCTGTATAATATGTCTCAGTCCAAGCGTTGCTTGATTGGACCATACATAATTGTTTTAGCTTATAATTTTGTAGTGCAAATCCTGTAACGACACGAGATACTGTCTCTGCCCTAAGGTCTGCCTCTCCGGTTGTGTCTGCCATTTTACTTGTTCACCCGAATCATACCAGGGCTAGCAATTGCGATTGTTTCCAATGCGTAACCTACTGACCAGCCTTTTTCTACATCTAGTGTAGATGATAAAGCTACTCTACCATCGTGTGTCGTACCGATTGAAACTGAGTCTCCAATTTCACATTGAGTATCTTCACAAGTAACAATAAATATTCCGTTAGTGTAAACTGCGACTGATGTTTGTCCGTCACTAGCTACTTTTTCTGTTGCACAAATACCAACTACTGGTTTGTCAACTGCGTCTGGTTCTACTACTGTTCTTGGTGTCTCCAACTGCATTATTGTGCCTTTAGGGATTGCTGTTCCGTCAGCACAAGTATATCTTACTGGGTCGCCTTTGTTGCCTAAAAGCTCCACAATTATTGCTTCGTTTGCCATTTATTTTCTCCTCGCTTTTGTTAAATTTTTTATAGCTTCCGTATTTAGGGTTACAACCTTCCTTAGATCAAGGTATAACATTAGGTATGCAACGATAGGGAAACCGACTGTTGAGATAGCTGTAATAATTTCCATAGAACAACTTATAGTTGTTGAACTTTATAAATCTGTCGGTAGAAAGCCCAAGCCCAAACTTAATATTTTTGCTTGCCTCGTGCGTAGCGGTCAGTCTGGATAGTGAGCTCCGCGAACGGTGACTGGCCAATTTTGCGGAGCACACATCCTTTAAACCTTTGGAGTAGAGGGGAAGAGTTGGTCGCCGTAGCCTGTGCCCGCTAGTAATTTCTTAGCTGCGGCAACCTCTCTATCCTCGTCTGTTAATTCCTTAGGAGCTATCCCTGCTTCTGTCTGTCCACCTAAGGCGTTCTCTGCCTTCTCTGCGGCTTGCCTATCAAGTAGGGCTAACATCTCTGTGTTGGCCTTCTCAAGGCGTTCTGAAGCTGCATTGGCTTCTCTGATAGTGTCCTGTGGATTTACTTTCTCTTTCTTTGGCTCTTCGTCTGTCATTTTCTTAACCTCATAATAGCCCAAACCCTAGTTGGCTTGGAGCTTCATATCCGCCTGAAGTGGATTGGGCTTGTCTTGCTTCATCCATCTCTGCTTTTATTTTATCATATTCTAACCAGTAAGCTGCAATGTCTTTCCTCTCTTGAGCATCACGCTTCTTCTGTTTTATGTCTTGGTCTGCCCAAAACTTACCTGATGCTTCCATCTCTGCTCTTGCTGAGGCTTCATCTTCTTCTCTATTGATGTCACCTTGGTTTTGCTTCCATAAGAATTCTGCTCTTGCTGAGGCTTCGTTCCTCTCTCGTTGAGCTTCTTCTCTTCCTATCTTTCTGATGTTGGCATCTTCATACATTGTAGCTTCTTCTGCGGCTCGCCTTTGGGCTACCTCTACATCTGTCATACCAGTAGCTATCTTCTCTTGCTCTACTGCAAACTGACGCTTGCTTATGTCTAGCTTTATCCTTGCGGTTTTGAAGAAGTCTTTAAATGCGGCTGCTAAGTTGCCTATCGGTATTGTGTTGGTTATCTTTCTGAGCATTGAAGGAGTGAACATCTCCTCTTGTTGCTTTATTGCATCTGCCCAGCCTACCATATCTCCGTTCCAAGAAGCGTCACTAATAGCTAAACCTATTTGCTGATGTGCCTCTTCTTTGATGAACCAAGAGAAAGGGTATGAACCGATGATAGCAGTTATACCTATTGCTTTTACAACCTTACCTCCTGTGCCTAATACTTTCATAGTAAGCCCTAGAGTTTTTGTGTTCTGCGCCATTTGGATTAGTGGGCCTGAACCAGTTGTTGCTCCGTATGCTGTTGAAGCTGCACTTGCGCCTATCTTACCTACTACCCATTTGCCTGCGCCTACTACTCCTGTGGCTATAGCTGCAGTCTGGAATGGATGCTCTGCTCCCCATTCAAGGACTTTGTTTAATCCGTCTGAGTCTGTATTTGCTGTGATTCCGCCAGGCTTGAAACCCATTGCGGTGTCTAGAGTGTTCTCTACATTTAACCATCTCTCTTTTGCTCCCTCATAAGAGAAGGCTGAGTGTTCAAACTGACCGCCTGCGCCATAAGTTCTGTCCGGCATATCTGGTAAGGCTGGCTGTGATGCTATCTCTGCCTCTACTTTATCAAACTGAGCTTGCTTGCTTGATTTGCTTTTGCTACTTGATGGATAGTTCGTCTTTGATATTTGTGCTGGAGTTGCTTCTACCTTGCCTGTCTGACTTACTTGGCCGTGTTCTGCGGAGCTTGTGCCGTAAGCTGATGTTGGTATGGCTTTAGCTGGAGTTGTAGTTGATTGTCTTGGCTTTGGTGTCCAAGTTGTCTGCATCTTGATTCCTGAGTATTTGTCTTTCTTTACCATTTTACTTCTTGCCCTCCAATTCAGCTGTCGTGTCGTTTGGTTGGGCTGCTTCCATATCTGGTTCTTTATCCTTCTGGTTCAATATCTCGTTCTGTAAGCTAGCAGGGAATGTCAATGCAATCTCTAAGTTCAGTTGGTCAAGGATTGATTCTTCAATATATAATTGCTCTCCTTTCACGCTCTGCTCATAAGATAGATAAACAATCTTACCACTAGAGTCAGTAAACTCCTTAGAATTACCGACAATAATCTGGGGTACATTAACAGCTTGAAAAAAGTAATCGTTCAGCTGGTTAATCCATTGAATAGGGTTTAGACTTGCATTGCTTGATGTAGTCACTAGCTCTGGTACTACTGCTCCCTTAGGGATATACATACACTCGCCGTTCTTTCGGGCTGAGTCCATCTTAGCTTTGAAGCCTGCGATTTTAGTGTCGTCATCTGTGTCCAAGTGGAATATCCATAGTGGATCAATGTTTCTGTGTAGAACTCTCTTCCAATCGCTCATTGCTTCATTACGCATTAAGATTATAGTCTCTACTGCTGGAATGACGCTGATGCCGTGTATCTCGTCTGCGATTCGCTTTCTTGATAAGTGGAATATCTGTTCGGGCTTGAACTTCTTGCGTGCTTTCTTAGTCTTGCTGACCTGTTCGTACCTTTTGATGCGACCATTTTGTCCGGCTACAATTACTATTGAACCTGGATCTAATGGCTTGATGTTGATTAAGAATCCGTCTTTGTTACGGATTATCTCTGCAAAGGCATCTCCACCTATAGTATAGGTTCTAGTCATATTGGTTAGGATTGTATTGAATGATTCCTTGCCGTGACCTTTAATGCCAAGTAAGATTAACTGTGTCATAGGATCAGCTTCGTAGCCTGCGCCTAATGTCCAAGTTGCCTTAGCGTCTATTGCTGTTTGTAATTCTGGTATGTCCTTGTAGTATCCTAAATATTGTGACCATTTAGTGTTCTGCCAAGTTGTTTCCTTTTGGTCGCCTGCTGCTTCCGTATTAATTGAGTCTACTGAATAATCAACTATGATATCTCTTACTCCGGCCTCAACTGCGTTACCTATATCTGTGTCTGCCATTTTATACTACCTTCCAAGCATCGCCAATATTGATGCTTATATCTGTGACCTCTTTCCATTCACCAACCGAATAATAAACAGTCAATGTTATTGATTCAATCACAGCATATCTTTCAACCACATTTTCTACTCTCATTCTAAAGTTAGCATTAGTAAAATCAGTATATGTCCATGTTCTACCCCAAGTATCCTCTGTTCCACCATAAGTCTTAACTTCCAATGCTGTTCTAAAGTCTTGGAATGTATTTTGTTTCCCACTTGTAGTATAAGTTCCACCACCATTATGGCTAAGTTCAAGTTCTATTTCAGCAGTAGACCAATAACCAGCACCATTAATATCTATCTTGATACCAGCTATAACTGCGTCACTTGGTATTGTTAAATCAAAGTCATAAAAGTCATGTTGTTCATTAATATGAGATGAAGTACCTCTATCATCATCTTCAACATAACAGAACTCTGGGTTTACCCAATCTGTATAATCTTCACCATCATTGGTTGGATTCTTTCCTCCTGAATTTGTAGCAGATGGTATATTAATTTGAATACTGTCAA